AAAGATGTTGACTATGAACTCATCTTTCACTTTACCCCATTAAAGCGCTAAATTATCCAGAAATAGGCATAGCAATTATTTGTAAATAGTAATTAACTGGTAATAGCTAATATATGTAAATAACCATTATCAACCAATAGTAATAATTGTAAATTAATATCAGCGCTGCTTTATGTAAATAAATGGATAACTGAAAATAGTGCTCCAGCATCAAGAATACAATATATGTAAATGTATAAAGTTAAGTCACTTAGTTGTATTTTGTGCATGGGTGTGGTATGATAATATCATAGTAAAATTAATGAAATTAATGAGGTGATAAAATGAGAAATTTTATTAAAACCAGAATACAAAATTATGAAATTGCTTTAAATAAGATACAACAGGCAATTGACGAATGTTGTAAAAATGACCTTTGGGACATAATTAATGATTTAAAAAAGGGAGAAAGTAATCTTTTAAAATTAATTGATGAAGATAATAAAAAACTAAATAAAGAATAGTGAGGCGGTGTAAATAATGAATAAACTACCATGTAAGACATGTGGCTCAATGAATTGTAAAATTTGTATTGAAAATGAGACTAATGTGTGTGATGTTGGATTAGATTGTATTTGTTACTTTTGTGATTATAGTAATAGAAAGGTGGAATTGAACGATGCAAGCGTCAAGAGATGAATTAGTGCATTTATTAGTTAAAATTATTAAGGAGACGACTAATAATGAAAATTAAAGATATATTAAAATTTGAAAATGTAGGTAAACGCTATGTAACAAGTTTAAATAATAAAATTATTGTAGTTGAAGTTATAGAATACGGTCGTTTTATTAAAACTATAGACTTAATAATTATAAATAACTATTCATGTGACATAGATTTTAACGAAATTACCGATTCAACTACAGACTTAACAAGTGAATAATAGTCCAAAATAAAAGTTAAACATAATTTATAAGAAAGAAGGGGTAAAATGTACAAAATTTTAGTAAAAGATGCTGTTAAAATGAGAGAGTTTATAATTGCTTCATTACTTAACCATTCAACTAGAGTCTATATGGATGAACTGTATAGGTGCTATCAGAAGCATTTAATACGACTTGATAATGCTTTAATCGAAACGGACCTTGAAGTGTTAAGTGAGTACGCCGAAGTGTTAAAAATGGATACATCGGACTTAAATAAATACATGAGAGTGTTTAAGTGGTCTATATAAGGAGTGATTATAGTTGGATAAAAACGAATTGATACATCTTAATTCAGAAAGATACAAAAAAGTATTAGTGTTAAAAGAAATGATACAATTATTAGATGATTCAGCAAGCGAAGGTGTAATAAACGATGACGAATATTTCGAAGTGAAGAAAGTCTTAATAAAATTAATAAATGATATTAGGAAGGAGTGATTAACAATGATATTAAAAGACCTTTTAACGCTTACTGTGAGCGCTAATATTATAATAAAAGATAAAGATAGTAATGTATTATATGAAAATGATAGCTTTTATAAATTGGACCAAGTCCCACTTAATATACAACTTCAAAACGTTGATAATATTATTCACCTTAACACAGTAATTTATATATACGTAGGTAACGCTTGTCCTTTCTAGGGCAAGCTTTTATATTAAGGAGGAAATAAACAAATGAGCAAAATACAATGGTATACATTAGATGAAATAATGAAACATAATTGCCAATATTATATGATTTTCGGCATGAGGTCCAATGGAAAATCATATTCAGTACAAAAGTATTTAATAGATGAATATTTTAGACATGGACACGAATTTGTAATAATGAAAAGGTATCAAGAGGACATGAAGACTAAAACATGCTCCACTATGTTAGCACATTTACAAGATTATATACTAGAAGAATATAACCACAATATTAAATTTTATCAGGGTAAATGGTATTGTTACGAAGAAGGATATTCAGGAAAATTAGCGGATTGTAAAGTAATGGGATATGCTACTAGTGTGTCAGAGTCTGACCGAATAAAAGGAAGTCAGTTTCCAAATGTGGTAAATGTACTACTTGAGGAGTTTATGTCTATGAATTGTTATTATTTAAATGATGAAGTTAATCTTTTCATCAATTTAATATCAACCATAGGGCGTAATAGGACCAATTTAAAGATATTTATGTTGGCTAATGCAATCAGTAAATTTAGTCCTTATTCAAGCGCTTTAAATGTTAAATTACACCGTATGAAGGATGGAGAGATAATAGAAAAGACATATACTAATGAGGATGGTTATAAAACTAAATTTGCTATACAGAGGACTAAGAAAGTCGAAATATTTAATAATGAATTGAATAAGGAAAAGATAGTATATAACAACTTTGGTAATGCTGGAGTCGGTGGAATGATAACAAGTGGAGAATTTGAAACGCACGCATTTAACTTAGAAAGAAGTGGAGTGACTTTTCAAGAAAATAAAAATCTATTGCCACATGGTAAATACACATACTTAAATAAGGAAAATAAGTTACCGATAGTTATAATGTATGAGGACTACTGTTATAGACTCTATAAACATATAGGCACTAATACGGTATATGGATTTAAAGAAATAAGTGTTAAAGACGTGAATAGTAAAAACACCGTTATAGCAATCAATAATACCATCTATGTAGAGGGTATAACCAATATAAATAATTTGGCACGATTTTACTGTAAAAATGATAAACTTAATAAAGAATTAAATGAAATTGTTCATGCACTACATCAAGATAATGTTATATTTTTAAATGCAGATAACGCAGAAGACGTTAAAAGCGCATTTAAATTATCTGGAATTTTACTGTAAATTGAATATGATTAAAATATGTGATATAATACACATGAGGGAGTGTATAAAGTGCACGCACTAGATGATGAATCTACACTTTATACTACGCTGGCGGGCGTCTCCCTCTTATTTTACACACGCAATGTCGAAAAAAGGGGAAAAGAGGTATATTATGAAAATTGAAGATTTTAAACAAATGACCGTTGACATTTTAGAAAACATAACTGACCAAGCAAAGATATCAGAGCTTTTGACTACTTTAGTAGATGACTATACAAAAATAGATAATAAAATTAACTCGTTAACTACCGAAAACGTAAATTTTAAGACCGATAACGAAAAACTAAGAACCGCTAATATGAACTTATTTCTAAAAATAGGTGAAAAAGTAGACACCCCTACGCCTGAAAAGTCTACTATTGAGTCAAAAGAACCACTTAACAAACCAAGAGAATTTAAAGACTTATTCAATGAAAAGGGAGGACTAAAGTAATATGGCATATAATATTTTAACCATTTTAGACACTATCAGAGATAATGGTAGTTTAGAATATTCAAGTAGAGTACCATCTGCAACCGATAGTAAACTAGATACAATAGGACAAGCTATTTTATCTTATTCAGCAACTACTAACGAATTTTTAAACCAACTTGTTAATAGAATCGCAATGACAATGATTGATCAAAAAATTATTAACAATCCATTATCACCACTTAAAAAGGGAGGTATACCACTCGGACAAGACATTGAGCACTTATTTGTTAATCCAGCTAATGGAGAAAGTTATGCATCTAATTCAACCGACCTATTAACTGTAAAAACTCCAGACGTTAAGAGCACATTCTATAGACTTAATAGACAAGACAAATTTACTGTATCTATCTATAGACAACAATTAGTACAGGCTTTCACTAGTGAAACAGCAATGTCTCAATTGATTGATTATATTGTGCAATCTCTATACAGTGGAGACAATTTCCAAGAGTTTATACTAATGAAAAATTTAATGTCAAGAGCGGTCCACAATAACCACTTAGTTAAAGTTAATGTATTTGATGAAAACGCAACTGGCTTTGTCTATAGTGACATAACTAGTAAGGAAATAGTGAAGCAAGTTAAAACATATTCAAAAATGTTTACTTTCCCGTCAAGTAATTATAACAAATATTCAACTGTTAAAGGTTCAGGAGACCCTGTTATAACTTGGACACCAGTAGAGGACCAAATACTAATATTAAATGCTGGCTTATCTGCTACTATCGACGTTGACGTATTGGCGTACGCTTTCCAACTCGATAAAATGAACATGCCTACGATAATTGAGGTTGACGACTTTGGAGACGAACCTGTACTAGCAATTTTAACAGATAAATCATTCTTCCAAGTGTATGATAATGATAAAAATGTTGATAGCTTCTACAATCCAGACACAAGAGCGTTTAAATACTTCTTACATCATTGGCAAACATATGCATACAATTTATACGCTAATGCTGTAGCATTAACATACACACCTAAAACAGTATAAAAGGAGTTGATTAAATGTACTCACCTAATACAGCGGTCTACCTGTTGAACACACCGCTTTCCGAGGGTGATGGACATCAATTAACTTTCTCGAGTGTATCGGAACAAACTACTTATTTTTCTAGTTGTGCGGTACACTCATTTATTGATGCTTCATCGTTTAGTTTTCAGCGTAAAGACTATTATATAAGAATACCACTAAACATTGAATCTTTGTATAACTGTAATTACGTTATGTATAGAAATAATCAATTTACAACTAAATACTTTTACGCTTTCATAACTAACCTAGAGTATGTAAATGAAAATGTCACACAAGTTTATATAAAAACCGACGTATGGCAAACATGGCAATTTGATTTGACATTTAAAGATAGTTATATAGAAAGACAGCATCCAAGCACCGATTATTATAACACTTTAGTTGATAGCGTCGGACAAGGGGACTTAAAAGTAATACAAGAAGATAATTTCACAATGGGATATGGTAAATATATAATACTATTTAATGCAGACCCAACTACGGAGGACGCAAGTAACAATCCAATTTATTACCCTAATATCAGTGGTTATGTAATGCCTGTTTATATGGCAATTCCAGAGACTGCAGATAAAATGGGAGAAATAATTCAGGCGGTTAGTAATAAAGGTCGAGCAGATAGAATTCAAGCCTGTTATTATTCGCCACATTGTCCAGCTGAAGCATTTAACACTGATTATATAAATTTACCTAAAGGCGACTTAAATATCCACGACGCAACTATAACACTTGCAAATGACGTAAACGCTGACTTATTATTCACTGAAAAAACGGTAAACATTACTTTATCACCTACTTACTTTAAGGAGATATGTTACCCATATGCCAAACTTGAAATAGTGGACCGTGCAACAGGTAAAGCGGTCGAATTAGACCTATCAAAATTTGATAATCCATATGCGCCAACGTTCCGAATTTACGGAAGTATATCTGAATTGAGTGAGTATAAAGTTGTGCCACTTAATTATAATGGTGCTTTATATGGTATAGAAAATGCTTTAGTTGTAAGACCTTCAACGGAACTTCCAACGCTCAATAATAGTTATGCTAAATATTTAAAAGACAATACGATGAGCCAAGGTATCAATGCGGTAATGACTGGTGTAGGTGCAATAGGTTCTATAGCAACTGGAAATGTTTTAGGTATGGTGTCAAGTATGGGAAACTTGGCTAGTATTTTATCTCAAGATAAAGTGGCACAAACGCAACCTAACCAAGTTAACGGTCTAAAAGGCGACTGTATAGACTATATAAGTTACACTAATCACATTTACTTTAGGGTTAAAGTAATGGACGAAAATCACATGTCTTGCGCTCGTAAATTCTGGCAAGGTTATGGATACCCAATTAAAACACTTGCTACACCTAACTTAACAAGTAATTTTACAGGAAAAGACTACAATTACATTAAGATGGTTGAACCTAATATAGAGGGAGGTAATATACCGCAGGAAGACATGAAGGAGATAAACACATTATTCATAACAGGAATTACATTATGGCATGATACAACGTCATTTAGACAATATTAGAAGGGAGGGAAAATATGAATACTATAAGCGTTAGAAATTGGAATAGTAAGTTTATTGACGTAAACGCAAACTTGAATTTACATACATACGCTAACTATTTACAGCGTATTCAACTACTAGCGACTACTTTGTACGAGTGGGAAGGTCTACCAGATGAAATTTCAAAAAGATTTGTTGAGAAAAATCTATTTAATTATGGTAAATTAGCGTTTTTCTATGATGACACTTTAGGATATATGATTACTAAATGCACACCTAGCGCCGAATTAAATATCTACGATGAACCAACAGGCTACACATGTTACGGTATAAATTATAATAAATTCCGCAAGGCGGAGGACGTTGTAATAATAAGGAATAATGTGTATGAGATACCTACGACAGAACTATTAGACCTATTTTGTGTTAGAATAAGCGATTTAATGCGAACTATCGACACTAATATTTATCAACAGAAAATTCCTAAAATTATCAAAGTCCCAGAGTCGCAACGCTTAACTATGAAAAATATGATTATGAAGGTTGAAGCTAACGAGCCTTATATTCTAGGAAGTAAAAACTTAGATATTGAAGGAATTGAAACATATGATACGTCAAGTCCTTACATTGCAGATAAACTTTTTGAACTTAAAAAAGAATTGTGGACTGAAATGTTAGAAATGTTAGGCATAAATAACAGTAACACTGATAAAAGAGAAAGAATGATAGTGGACGAAGTTAATTCTAATAATCAATTACTAGCAATGCAAGGAGAGTCTTTTTTAATGACTAGACAATTTGCATGTGATGAAATTAAGTCTAAGTTTGGTATAAATATATCTTGTAAATTGAGACATGAATTAAAAGAAGATGCAACAAACAATTTTGATCAAGTGGAAGAAGGTGCATTGAGTGAGTAGAAATACAAGTGAATTACGATATATCATTGAAAGTGGTTACGACTTAGGACTTAAAGATTACCCAATTTTTGAAGAAAATTATAGGGAGGGTCTTAACAATAAGATACTAGAACACTTTAAAATGCGCGAAATTGGATTCGAGACCGTGGCGTTATTTAAGTATATGCTTAATAGAAAAATGAATGAAATAATGCCACTCTACAATCAACGTTATATATCAGAAGTCTCAAGGGTTGGTATAAAGCCGACCGATAATGTGGATATGACTGAAACTATCACAAGAACTGTGACAAATGAAGGGACAAGTATAACAGATGGCACTAATACTATAAATGGTTCTACCAGCTTAACCGATAGTAATAATGCTGATAATCTAAACATTGAATCAGATACACCACAGAGCGCGCTAACGGATGCACAGATAAGAGCAAACAATTATGCTAGTAAAACAAATAGAAACGTTGTGGACGAGGATAAGAGTACTACAACAACGGTTAATAATACCGATAATATAGATAATACAGTAACGACTAATAATACACAGACTGAAACATTTAGTCATCATACAACTGGCTCGTCGGCTGGTTATACTTTCGCTCAAAATATCGAACAATGGCGTCACATAATGTTGAATGTTGATATGGAAATATGTGAAGAATTAGAGGAACTATTCTATCAACTATGGTAAGGAGGGATAACAAATGATACATAATTTTGATATGTTTAATAATTTCGTAATGCAAAAAGTTTTACCGCTGGTTTACGATGAATCATTATCTTATTATGAAGTGTTAACAAAGCTTACAAACTATGTTAACGATATGGTTAAAAGTGTAAATGATGTTATTCAAGCGCACAATGATTTATCTGGAGAATATACAACAGTGTTATCACAGTTAAATGACTTAAATGTGCAAATTGAACAAATGAAAACAGGTTTTTTCATTCAAGACGGTTCTATTGAACTTAAAAAACTCTCACAAGATTGTTTGAATAAAATACAGGAATTTTGTGTAGATACTATTCATAATATAGCCAAGTTCGTATGGTTCGGTTTAAATGATGATGGTTATTTTATCGCAATAATACCATCTTCATGGAGTGATTTAGTCTTTGGTACAGATGAAAACGGAAACTTGACATTAAGCTATTAAAATGTAGGAAACTAAGGAGGAAAAGAATTTATGAGTTATAATTATCCAAGTAAAAATATTTTTATTGGTAAAAGATATGTTCCGAAGGTTATAGGTGACTGGGACAATTCAAAAAATACATCATATGAAGCTCTATCCGTTGTACTATATGGCGGTGACTCATACACTAGTAAACAAGACGTGCCAAAAGGTATTGACATAACTAACGTGTTATTCTGGGTTAAAAGTTCCAATTACAATGCACAAATTGCCACACTTCAAAGTACAGTGCAACAAGTGTCAACAATGGCGAATGGCACAGTTGCAGAAGTTGACGAATCAAGAGGAGGACAAGCAACCTTAAAAGGAAGATTAGACGACGTTGATAAAAGGATAAAAAACAGCGTTACAATCGATGTATCAGAATATCCAACTATAGGTACAGCTTTTGCAAATATCCAAGATAACACTACAATATTATTTCCAGCTGGAACATATTCCGACGTGTACGACATACCGCAAATACTAAACCGTAAGAATATTAGAATCATCGGTTACGGCGCTGAAATAAGACCAAGGATATTGAAGAATAGTTCAAGTGATGGCTCTTTATATGTAACACCTTTTAACCTTTCAGGCTGTGATAATGTGTCATTTGAAGGAATAAAAATTAACGGTGGCTTTACAGTATCTGTATATCAACAAACTACTACAGATACAACAAACAATTGCAAGCTGGTTAAAGCGGATGCATGTACACGCTTAAAGTTTAAAGATTGCACCTTTACAGGTCACGCAACAAATAGGGTTACAAGTGTAATTGGTTCAGATGCAGGCGTAGTTATTACTAACGGTGATAATGTTACATTTAGAGACTGTAAGTATAACGACAACTGGATGGAGGGAATATGGCTTGAATCCACTGCAAATATAGTTATAGATAATTTAAATGCTGTAAATAGTAACATATGGACCACATTAGATATATTTAAATGTAAAAACGTTAATATAACTAACAGTTATGTGTATGCTAGGAATGGAGTCTGGGACGATACTGCAACATTAAATATTTATGGGTCAAATATAAGAATACACAATAACACCTTAATGGGAGGGTCAGGTCTTGATTTTTCAGACGAGGCAAATTATTGCGGTACACAGGAAGATAGTATTTTTGTAGACAATTGTTATATATCAGCTAAATACGGTTTTCACATATCTGGAGACAAATATGCTACAAATGTAAGAGTGGACCGTTGTAAAATTGATGCGAACTACGGGTTTTACTACTACATGTATCAAAATAGACACATAAACAATTTAAGAGTAACAAAGTCAAACTTCAATGTCATAAACGCTTTAAGGGTTCGTTGCCTTGGACAAACACCAATATTTGAAAATGTATATTTTAAAGACAATGTTATCTTCTGCAAAAACTTAGCGGACTCACAAGTGTATGACAATACCCTTTCAAGTATGAATGGGGGTTCAAGTCCATTTGTTATAACAGGCACTACAGGCGCTACAAGCGGGACCGAAATAGTAAGAGATATACACTTCTTAAACAATGAAATACACGCGGAGGGGTCTTATATTAATGTTTATACACCTGTAGCATTTATAGTTAAGGATATTGAATTTAGAAATAATAAATGCTTCAACCATGATTATAATTTAACTATTTTAAATGATAGAGGTATTTATGTAAATGCTGTAACTAGATTTACGTGTCGAGATAATGAACTGCACAATACTAAAAATAATAACATATGGGGTTGTACAGACTTGTTTATAGAATCCAATGAGGTTATATTTGATGGCACTACACAGTCTACTCGTATATGGTATCTATACAGTAATACTGGTTACTTCATCGGTAGAGACAACTACTGCAATACGAGTGTAATGGAACACTTCCAAGGAAATTCAAGTTACGCAAACACATGGACCGCGTATATATTACGTGACAACTTACCAGCCACATACACAAGTATAACAGCAAACTAATAAGAGGAGGGTATTACCCTCCTCTTTTAATACGGTTTTGTTATATCAATTAAATCTTTTAAATTTATATGACCATTTCTTTTTAATAGTATTAGTAATGTATCGTCAAGTTTTTCATTAAGTAGTGTTATATCTTCCTCATGTTTTTGAATTCCTCCGAGTGATACATCGTGATTACGGTCCACTTTTTTCTCAATTGTGTCTAATCTTAAACTAATACTTTCTAATAATTTTAACATTGTCTCGTCCATTTTAACATCCCCTTTATTCTGCATTATAAGTTATATTAGCGTCTATGTCTACGCTTATACTCCAATCGTCCGAATCATCAATACCAAGTATATAACTATCTGTAGCCGACACCCCTAGCGTGTAGCTAGTCGGCACTATTTGCATACCACCGTAGCTATAAATCGGTTGACCGTTATAAGTACGGTTAAAGCACCAGTCACGGTCTCTATCTTCATATTTTGCGACAGTTCTACCACTAGCACTCTCGTCAAATCTTACATCAACGTCAAATATTATTTGTATAGCGTCGTCGTAGCTTATATTATTTTTGTCAGCATACTTTTCTATTATTTTATTAACCTTTTTACTACAACCAGCCACGGTTGTTTTTATATAGTCTTTTAAAGTTCCACTTTCTCGATCAAATTTAGAACCTACTAAGACATACTTCTTTGCTCCTAGTGTTTTAAAGCTTTTGAACGGTTTTATTATAAATTCACCTTTAGCATTTTTATAACCGCTTTCAAGTTCCCATGTTCCAAGTTTACAAATCTTATTATACAATTTTTCACTTATGTCATTCTCTTCTTTAAACGTTTCAAATCTATATAGGTTTTTAGTTTCTACAACCATTTGTGAATTGACATCATTTAGCATATTAGATACAATGTTGTTATGTGTAGTTACATTAACGTTTTCGTTATCGGTCACGCCCCCAGCGTGGCTTTTTTCTTTTGGTGTGAAATATAAACTATCAGTGTCGCAATAAACAGTAACATAGCCATTGTCATATAAGTAAACCATCATTCTAAGAAGTTCAAGTCTAGCATAGTCAGTTACGAAAATTCCATCACTATAAAGGTCAAAATTTTGAGTATCTCTACCAATCTTTCGAGTTGATAAAAAGTTATTATATATTTCTTCCTGTTCATTTAACGTTAACTTATCGAATACACTAGCGTATATATCTCCATTTATTAGATTATAACTATCTTTTAAATCATTCTGTACTTTTACTCCGTATATAGCGTTTATATTAACTTTAGCTAATGCGTATTCAATAGCATATTTTTCTTTGTCCACACCCTCTTTAATAGCAAAATCATTTAGTAACGAGTGGACCTCTCCCTCACTAAGATAACGGTCCGCGGTCGAAAGGCACATTCTACTGCAATAAATTTCGTCCCATTCGTAACATAATGAGAGCCATTCTATTCCCACATTAGTAAAAGTTGCTTTTACTTCATCCGCTTGATGCACTTTACCGTTTATTACTAAACTATTTCTATCAGTTAATGACATAAAGTTAAGTAAATGACTTTTGGCAAGCGGTGCCAAATAATCTGGTTTTTTAAGCTTTATGTTTTTTATTATAAAGTCACCGTAATAACCTTTAACATTATATAAATTATCTTTGTAAAGTTGAAAAAAATCATTAGCATCTTGACCAGTTATGAAGCAAGCTATTTTATCCATATTACCTTTTTCATTAAATATCGGAAATCTTTTAGTAGTCATCATTTTTGGATATGCACTTTTTTCATCGGCACTGTAAACATTATGAACAAGTTTATTCGTGTACATTGCGTTAGCCGATGTAAAACCACCTTGATATGCTGACCTTTGCATTGTGAAGAAATTAAAGTCCGTTAACGCAAAAGTTTTTAATGCATTTATAGTTTGTAGGTTCTTTTTATTAAGTCTCTTATCTCTATCTTTTATATATTTTAGTCTATGCTTTTTAGTATTTGCGGTAAATGTGAGTGGCACTTCTTTGAATGTGTAATTATTATCTTTCATGAACCAATAAATTGATCGGGCAACTATTTCATTATCTCTCTTATTATATTCATAGTCTAACGGTTCGAGTTCATCACACCAAAGCCTTATTTTTTCGTAGTTGTAATCAAGCTTTTTGAGGTCTTCATGTCTAACCTTTACTAAGTCATCGCCTAACATTTTAACGCCTTTATTAAATAGTGCTAAACTATCTTTAAATTTAGCGTAAGGCATATTTTCAAATGTTATTGCTAATACATCACGATTACTTTTTATAATGCTTTCATGTTCAATATTACCGAAAATGTCCGCCTTTGATTTAGCTTTTGTTAATGCACTGCAATTAAAATGTCTATTGTAAAAATCGAATTCGTAAGATAGATTATGACTATATATAACTATTTTATTACTATCATTACTTATGTCATTTACATGGTCCATAAATTCATCAAATGTACGAAAAAACCAACTATTAGTAAATTCACCTGTGCTATTATTCATTTCCAATAAATTAGCCAAATACATAGCCTGTATATAATCGTCAACGGTCCGTACTGCTCCTTTAGGTAAATCGTAGGGTATACGACTAGTTTCAATGTCGAAATAGTAACTATATTCATAGTTGGTATTTTTATCGCTCATTACCGTTTCTATCTACAACATTCACTCTATTTTTATTTATATAGTCCCATTGATTATTTGAAGCTAATGACGCCTTATCTAGTTCCTCTTTCACGTCTTCACTTTGCGCATACCCTTGTAATGTTAGTAATAATTCGCTACCACTTCCGAATTGTTTAGTTCCAAAAGCACGCTCTTTCAATAACCTGTAATATTTTTCTAGCACTTCTCTTTTATCAGCGTCATCTAGTCCTTTAAATACTCCACTGGAGTCGTTAGCTTCAACGTATTTTTTTATTACTGTAGTTAACACTTTTTCATGGTCTTCTTTATATTTTTTAACTGTGCTAGAGCCTGTATTTTGCACTCGATAAAGATTAGTATATAGTTTTTTAAGTTCTAAATCACTAAGCTTATTAAATTCTTTATCTGAATATGATAAGTTACCACTTTCAAGTGTCAATGTTGCTTTAGGTTCTGCAAATTTAGTTGCTGTATTTAGCTTATGTTCAAAATCATCTTTAAAACCTGCTTCAGCAAACTTACGTCTTTTTGAATTTAAGTTTTTTACTAATGAAGTGATTTTCTTCTTTAGTTCCTTATTATCCATATCGTCTACTTTTTTACTATCTCGTCTTCCCATGTTTCCCACTCCCACTATTCTTTTAATTCTCTAAGTAATTTTAATAATGCGTCTGTGTTATTACGTTTCCCTTGTTTATCTAATAATCGTTGTATTTCCTCACGTTCTTCTTTTGTTGTTCTAAATGCCATTAATAAAGGTCTTTGTAAATTTGACATATGTTATCACCTCCTTATTATGTTATCATGTGATTACATTTAAGTCAATAGAAAAAGATAAAGCGCCAAATGACACTTTATCCAAAAAATACTATTTCGACTTTTACTTCATTAATTGAACGATACCCTTTTCCCTCAATTACTATGTAAAACCCTCTTTTTTCAATTTGCTTATACTTCTTAATATCCTCGATTAGAGGTATATCGAATTTCAGACCGTATTTACTCTCATTCTTCAATACTCTTTTATCAACCTCCAGTGTGTCATTCATATAGTCATTAAATTTAGATACATAATTCTCACTTGAAAAGTTATATTGAACTTTACAGCAGTTATATTCCTTTTCAAATATGTACGGTGAGCTATCTAAATTATAACATATACCATGACGTGTTAATTTTACATTGTTCATCATCTACCTCTTTCCGTGTTACTTACGTATAGGTTGTTTCTTTTCTTTAACTTTTTGACTAAAGTCTATACCTTGAACTTCTTCCTTTTTGATACTTGAACAAAAATCAAGTTCACTAACATTCACGGTCACGTAAGTATTATATACACCTTCATATTCTTTACTTGGTGTAGTGTTTACGTCTAGTCTACCAGTGACAGCCACTTTCATTCCTTTCACTAAATAGTCTGCAATATTTTCAGCCATTTTACCCCATATCTCACAAGGTATAAAGTTAACTTTTTCTTTGTCTTTTCCAAGTCTTTCATTACATGCTAGAGTGAAACGAGCCTTAACAGCGCCTTTATCACCTACAACTTTAACCTCCGCGTCATTTACTAAATTCCCAACTAATATAATTTTGTTCATTCTTCATTCCTCCATTAAATATAATTTTTCTTTCGTTTGCTTAATAACATTATATATTAATCATGCATAAAGTGCAACTGTTTTCTATGATAAAATCAAGTTATTTTTTGGCACAATGTACAATCTATTATTAACTTTAATATACGCCTTATCTCCTAACGTTTTTTCTAGTGTTATCGGTCCATTAATTATGAATTTACGACCGAATAACTTATCGCTACAACCATATATGTAATTATTCTTTAGCTTTACCGTTTGAACTGTACCACCTCCAGGGTCTGTTATAACTGTACCAGTGAATTGTGTGTAATATCCGTTAGCGCTTGTTTGTCTTACGTCTAAGTGTGCAAGGTCCACGTTAGGACGTTCCCAACAAAAACAGAAACTAGCTGTTAAATCGTTAATAGTTCCGTTTCCATTCATAAAGTCATCGTGATTAATGTATCCACTTTTATTTATCCATTGATAATCAGCGCCAGTGGTCGACGTATCTTGTCCAGTTAGTTCGCTCCATAGAAAGTTAAATTGATGAGCTAAGTCCGTTCCATAAGCTTCTAATTGAGTTCTACGTGTATATGACCACTGACATAAACCGTATCCAATACCGTTTCCAACTTCAACTAATGAAGGGTCGAAACTAGACTCTGCATATATATTGCCCATTACGCTCGCGGTGCTTTTCTCATTTAATCCTTTGGACCTTAAAAAGTTCCATGTAGTACTCTCTATTTGTTCTTTAGTATCCATGTCACACCTCTTAAATAAAATTAGGACGCTTTTATACGTCCTTTAATTTATTGTTCCTTTTTACTTGATAAAATATCTAATGCATTAGTTACTACTGCTGGAACTGGAAAGCCCATTAGTGTAGCATTTTCCGTTATGGAAATTATTTCATTAGCTATAAAACCGATACATATAGTATCACGTATGTATGAAGTTCCTAGAGTCATGTCAAGCCTTTGACCTATCAATAAAAATAATAGTACCATACACTTCTTTGCAAGACCTTGCCATCCTATAGAAGAATTTACTCCACCGCTTTCGGTTTTTGTCGAATTCTTGAAAACTATAGCTACAATGTAACCAGTTATAAAATCAATAATCATGAAAATTAGTAAAGTAGTCATGCCAGCGGTCCACCCTCCATAAATACTTGTAATAGCACCACCTATTACTCCTATTGCTGTGTTTAAATAACTTTTTATCATCTTGTTATCCTCCTATAGTTCTAATAGTTTGGTCCATGTATTAGGTCCGACAACTGCATCTGGAGAAAGTCCGCTGTGACTTTGATAATATATTACTGCGTTGTTAGTTTGTATCCCAAAAATACCATCGGATGTAACTTGTAATTTTAATTGTAACCACTGAACTACTTGACCTCTTGACCCAAATTTAAGAAGTGGACACGCCGATAATGTTAATGTTCCAGCAATACCATCTACAATTAATTTATTACCGTTTTTATCCCTATAACCTAAGTTATTTAAAATGGTTTGTAATTGTGTTATCGTTGCGGTAGCTGTTGCGGTTGGTGTGGATACTGTTTGTCCTGTTATCCCTTTAACTATTGCATTAGCTATATTCTCAGCGTTGTATAGTGTCATGTCGTTAGAATTGTCTATAAAACCACACTCAACCAACATCGCAGGAGCATGTGTATGATTAATTACATATAAACTTTCTCCCTTAATACCTCTATTAGCGTAACCTAAGGTAACCAAATTATTTAATATACTTCTAGCTATAGCGTTCTCTTGACCGTTATAGGTATATACCTCAACTCCTGCGCCACCTCCAGCATTTAAATGAATAGACACAAATAAATCAACATTGTTATTGTTAGCCACATCAACTCTATGTTGCAAACTATCATTTAATGAAGTGCAACTATCTACATCACTTCTAAAAACTACATGACCAAGTGCTATTAACTTCCCTTGTACTTTATTAGCTATCTCTCTGGTTTTATCCTGCTCTTTATATCCACAACCCTCCGCACCAGTGTCTGCACCTGTTAAAGTGTGTCCTGCATCAATACAAATTTTCATATTATCCCATCCTTTATTATTTTATCGTTTAGTTTAATGAATTGTTTTACTTGATCACCTCCTATACTACGCTATAGTTAAAGTCGTGATAATCAAGTGACCGTTGTTTTGGTTGTTCTTTGAATCTACCATCACAAAAAGACTTGTTAGTAGTGATGTAAATACTTTGACATTCATGTTTTTTATTAAGTAAACAATTTTCATTTTTACATATTACTTTATGTGACTTAACTGTTGGTGTAAATTCACGTTTAAAGTTTGATAATGGTTTAGACCGTTTTGCTTTACGTGGTTTTGCTGTTGGTTTACTGTGTTCCCTTATCTCGAAAAAAGTATTTATTATTTTATACTCTCGACCACTTATAGTGTAAACGCCTTTAGAATTTTCTGAATAATGGTTTATGTCTTTTACATCCTTTTGAAATGTCTTAATAACTGTGATATGTTCATATCCAGTCATAACGAATTTAAAAAACGCGTTAAATTCTTTTTGAGTTATAAAGCCAATTATTATATCCTTTTGAATATCATTAATTGACATTCTAACTGTAACCCACTTTACCCTACTTTCCCTCATTTTCCCACTTCCCACCTGTTTAGTATAAGTTTGCAAATTAGTTCTTATTTTGTCGAATTTTGTTCCTCGTTTTTATTATATATCAGTTATGTATAAAGTACAAGATAATATTATAACTTTATTCATCTATTAATGACCCATGCACAAA